GCACAACAAGGGCAGGCGCATTCTTGTCGTGTTTGACGAGGCCTCGGCCATTCCTGACATTATCTGGGAAACTACAGAGGGTGCGCTTACCGACTCTGAGACTGAAATCGTTTGGTGTGTATTCGGAAATCCGACTCGCAACACCGGAAGATTCAGGGAGTGTTTTCCTGGTCAAAGACATTCTAAGGAGTGGAAGACCAAGCAAATCGATTCTCGTGAAGTCTCGCTTACCAATAAAGAACAAATTCAGTCATGGATCGAAGCCTATGGTGAAGACTCGGACTTCGTGCGAGTACGTGTTAGAGGCGTGTTCCCGAGAACAGGTGAGATGGAATTTATCTCCCAGGAAGAGGTTGAAGGTGCGGCGTTTAGAGAATTAGAGCTATTCCCAAATGATCCCTTAGTTATAGGTGTCGATGTAGCGAGGTATGGCCAAAATGAGTCAGTCATCTGGTTCCGGAAGGGCAGGGATGCTCGAAGCATACCGCCAATCAGGCTTAGAGGTGCATCAACTGTTGCGCTTGCCGGTAAGGTTGCTGAAACTTCTCATCGGTATCATGTTGATGCTGTATTTATTGATGGCGGCGGTGTCGGCGGTGGTGTTGTTGATAATTGCCGGGCCCTTCATCTTAGCGTCTTTGATATTCAATTCGGCTCAAGGGCAGAGGGTATGGGTTGGGCCACTGGTAATGAAGGAGAGAGATATGCCAACAAGCGAGCCGAGATGTGGGGAGCAATGCGAGCTTGGCTCAAGTCAGGCTCAATCCCCAATGATGCTGACCTCAAAGCCCAACTCGTCGGCCCGCTCTACACTTATACATTAAAGAATGAAATTCTTCTAGAGAAGAAAGAACAGATGATGAGCCGAGGGCTTGAGAGCCCTGATCTTGCTGATGCTCTTGCCCTTACATTCGCCATGCCAGTTGCACTAAGTAACAGAGAGTGGCTCAAGAAGCCTTTGGTAGAGAGTGAATACAATCCTTACAGCAAAGACTCTATTTATGCCGAAGTCCATAAGCCCTTTGAGCCAGAGCCATTCTATGGGAGCTTGTAATGAGCTTTAGTTATGAAGAAATGCATGCTCATACTTCCCGGCATAATGTTAAGGGTTGGTTGATTAGAGGAGCTGAGCAGGAAGATGCACAAACCATTTTAAAGGCAATTAAGCGAATGGATGAGTCACGGCTAGCACGTCGGCTTGCACGTATTCTGAGCGGGGAGAGCCGATAATGAGCTTCGTGCCTAAGTTCTTTGGATCTATCTTTGGTGGTGGAGGCGGTGGTGCTGGTGCCCCCTCAGTCCCTGCTGTCCCGCCACCGGCGCCGGTCGCAGCCCCTCCCACTCCTCCGGCGCCACCTACAGCTGCTCCAACTCCGCCTTCGTTTATCCCAGAGCTTAGTCCAGGCGCAAAAGCCCAAAAAGCAGCTGGTACAGCAACCTCTGTTCTTGGTGCAGCCGCTACAGCTGGTCAATCAGCTAAGAAATCACTCTTAGGTGCGTGATGCCACAAGTCCCTATGCTCGATCCATCTATGGTTTCTGGTGAGGCCAGTGGGCAGGGTCTTATGGGTGGTGGTAAGGATAATGTAACCCCTGAGCATGTCTTAATGGCCGCCGCAACTATGCATGATATGGGCCGGTTAGTTGAGTCATCAGGCGGGAAGCTAGGTGGTAGTGCCTCTGGAATGAAGATGCCACATGTGACTCGACCCTCTGGTAGAGGTCGTAAGGGCAAGTAATTGAGATTGAGATTGAGATAATCTTGAGATGCCGCTAAGCGAAGTAGACGAGAAATACCACTCTCACGTAAACGAGCGCCTGCTTGGGCTCAGAGTTAATCGCTATTCTTGGTGGGTGCATGCAAGGGAGCTTGCTGACTTTCTTTTGCCTAGGAGATATAAATGGTTGATTACACCAAACCAGATGACCCGTGGATCCCCAATCAACCAACATATTCTAGATTCTACTGGTACACTCGCAGCACGCAATCTAGCGTCTGGAATGATGTCGGGCATCTCTTCCCCTACTCGACCTTGGTTCCGACTCAAGGTCGGCTGGAGGGACTCGACTCAAACCTCTCCAATTAGTCTGTGGCTTGCCGAATGCGAGCGTCTGATGATGCTTGTATTCCAAGCCTCAAACTTCTACAACTCCATAGCTACAGTTTACTTCGATCTGGTTATCTTCGGCTCGGCTGTGATGTTGATTTATGAGGATTTCGACAATGTTATCAATTGCGTTAATCCCTGCTTTGGAGAGTATTACCTTGACAATGATGGTAAGTACCGGCCAGCTATCTTCTTCAGAGAGTTCACGCTTACAGTCGATCAGGTCGTTAATGAGTTTGGCGAAGAGAATGTCTCGGACCAAGTCAAGCGGTTATATGGGGAAGGTAAGGCCGCCCTGACAAGGGAGATAATTGTTGCCCATGCTATTGAGCCTAATGACGACGGGCGAGACTTCGGTATCCCGAAGAATTTCAAGTTTAGAGAGGCTTATTGGGAATGGGGTGGTTCTGTCTATCCGCAAGGGGGATATGCTAATATCCATCAGGGCTTTCTTCGTAAACGAGGGTTTCATGAGGCTCCGAACATTGCTGTCAGATGGGACCTTGTCTCTAACGATGCGTACGGAAGAAGCCCGGGCATGGATGCCCTACCGGACGTTAAGCAACTTCAACAAGAAGTCCGGCGTAAGGGGCAGGCGATAGATAAAACCGTCAACCCACCAATGCTCGCGGATGTTCAGCTAAAGAATCAACCAGCCTCACTTCTTCCTGGTGGTGTTACCTACATCGCCGGAATGATGCAGGCCGCCAATTCCGGATTCACCACAGCATACGGCAATTGGCGGCCTGACATCGCTGCTATAAGCGAGGACCTAAACGAAGTCCGTGAACGTATTCGGAAGGTCTTCTTTAACGATGTTTTCCAAGTCATTTCTCAATTCGAGACTCGCTCTAACGTAAGTGCAACTGAAATCGACGCTCGAAGAAGTGAAGCTCTAATCATGTTAGGCCCTGTCTTGGAGAGAATCCAACATGAGTTGTTGTCTCCTACAATCGAGCGAGTGTTCGCAGTTATGTCTAGGGCCGGAGTTCTGCCGCCACCCCCAGCTGAGATTCAAGGAGCTAATATCGACATCGAGTATATCTCCATGCTACTCCAAGCCCAGCTTGCATCAGCTACTTCAGGTATTGAACGAACTCTACAAATGGCAGGATCCCTCGCTGGCTTGGACCCAGGAGTCATGGACAACATCGACACCGACTTTGCCCTGGCGAAATACTCGACCTTGATGAATAATGATCCCCGTATTATCCGGTCGCCCCAACAGCTTCAGGCGATTCGTCAACAGCGAGCGCAGCAGCAACAACAAGAGCAGCAAAATGCTATGGCTGATCGGGCCCAAAAACTCTCACAAGGTGCTGAGAATTTATCTAATGTCGATGTAGGTGGCGGCAAGAATGCAATTCAGCAGATGCTAGGGGCATGATGCTAAAAGGTCATGTTGTCTCATGTCGACTTACAGATGATGAGGTCAATGTTCTCAAAGATATGTGTGTGCGTAATGGTTGCTCTATGCAGGTGATGCTAAGGGCAATAGTGATAGATGCTATTTATGATGAGACTTTAAATGTACGACGCAGGGAACAAGAAAGATGTACGTCGACTTGAGAAACAAGCTAAGCTCGAGGAGCAGCAGCGACGTGAAATTGTCACCGGCATCATGTCAGTTGCTGCTGGTCGAGGGTGGATGTGTCAACTCCTTGAGCACTGTCACATATTTGCTACATCCTTTAATGATGTTGCTACTCGGATGGCATTTATGGAAGGTCAACGAGAAGTCGGTCTCAACCTACTTGGCGACATCATGTCGTCTTGCCCCGATCACTACATCACAATGATGAGGGAAAGAAATGAGCGAAGCACCATCTCAGACGTCCGAAATCGCAAGGACAGCGACGGGGGACATCAAGGACGTGGGTCAGACGACGACTCCACTGACGACGACTCCGCAGACGAGCACTACTACCGAGACTACA